CCGCTTACTGTTTGTAAAAAATCAATAGCTTTACCTGGTAAAGTTCTTGCTACAGTAATTTTATAATTTTTTTCAATTAATCTTTCTCTACCTCTAACAATGTTAATTGCTGATGATAGATTACCATTAACAGCATCTATAATTCTTGCTCTACCTACTGTTGCTGTATATAAATTTTGTCTAATTCTTGATTGAACTGGACCATCTGGTGATTCTAATAAATGATAGTTAGCAAATTTTGCTAATTGTGATTCAAATTCATAATTACCAGAATCTAATGCACCAATTAAACTTCTACCTAATATCCCACTTGAAATAGGGAAATATGGATATATTCCAAGATTACCAGCAGGGTCAATTAAAACTCTAATATTTTCTAAAACTTCATATTGACTGTTTTCTGGGCCAAATCTATTATTGTTATCTGTTAAAACTAATTGTGACGCTCTAGATGTTTGATCATTTAATGTAACATCACCTTGATCTCTATTTGATTGATTCAAGGTATTTTGAATAGAATAGTTAGACGTGTTAAAAGTTTGTGGCCCATTTGGTTGTTGTAGGGTCTTGGCTAATAACGCATCTCTAAAGCTTTTTGTAGAATTAAAATCTAAGTAACTTGGCATCTATTCTTTTATCTAATAAATAGATAATTTATTATTTTACTATGCGTAGGCTTTAGTGTTTTTAACAATGTTAGAAACAAACTCAGCTTTTAATTGTGGATTTTTTGATATTTCATCAACAACAATTCCAGCTAGTTGGGTACTGCTACTATTAATATCAACTTTTATGTCAATTGAGCCAAAGAATTCTTTAGCATCTTTATACATTTCTTTTCCCTTTTCAACACCCTTTTCCATCAACTCTTTTGCTTTTGGAATATACTCATCAATAGTTTCCTGAGTTTTCTTCATTCCTTGTTGAGCAGCATCAATAATACCATTATCTTCCGCAAATTCTTTAAATTTATCTAAATATGGTTGAGCACTAGCTTTAATAGCATCCATAGCTTGGTCTTCTGCTAAAGCTTTTAATTGTTTCATACTCATTTTTGATGCATCGAATGTGTCATATAAAAAATCCGATCCAGCTTGAATTTTGTCTTTTGTTTTAACACCAAGGTCACTTCTTCTTAAATCACTTTGACCTCTTAGATATATTGAAGTAACAAGAGACATAATTTGTGTGGTAGCATTTAATTGTTGTCTAGCTATGTCTTTTGTTGATAGCTTTTCATTTTGTTCCTGTAACTTTTGTAGTTTTTCAACCTGATCAGATGATAAATCATCTATTGAAACAAAACCATCAACAAGATTGGTAATACCCATTTGAGCGGCCATATCTTTTGGTAAGTCAAAACCAACTTTACCGTCTTTCATTGTTGCTAGATTTGAAACAAATTCTTTTTGTTCATCACTTAATTTAGGGAACATATCTAATTGAGACATTGCTTCGAACTTAGCAGCACCTTTAACGGCCATATTTGTCAGTTCGCCCATTGATATACCTAAAGCATCAGACATAGCTTTAGCACGTCTTAAATTAGCCCCAGATACCTCAAATCTACCTTGTTCAGCGTTATATGTTGCTAAACTTCTAGCCGCCCCTATAATACTTGTTTGTAATGATTCAACATTATTTGTTGCATCATACATTAATTTAATTGGATCGCTTAAATCACCAAATGCTCCCCCAACAACTTGTAAATTTGCTGCAAGGCTGATAGCACTTTCTGGATCATATAGTTTATCTGCAACCTTAAGCACATCATCCATATTAATTTTAAGTGATTGTGCTTCTTGAACCATTTTACCTAAACCTTTAATTCCGTTTTGAAAACCATAAGCATTTAAAGCACCTAAATTTTTAATTAAAGTTTCGGAAGTTGCTTTGGCACTAAGACCCATATTAACAGATCTTTTTCCAATATCTTCAATTGCTCTTGCAGCATCACTTAATCCTAATCCAACATTTCTAAATCCCTCAGCATTTTCTAAAAGTATTCTAGAGTTTTTAGTATATGCCATTGAGGCTTCCATTCCAGCATAAATTGTGTTTTCGCTGTATAATGCCATTCTTTCTGAGTTTACCATTAAACTTTCAGTAGCATCTATAAAATCATTAACACTTACACCAAGTCTTGTTGTTGCAATCATAGCTTCATTAAGACCTTCTAACATTTGAGTACCAACTTCACCGACATAACCAGCAGAACCCCTTGTTGATTTAATTAAATCATCTTGTGTTTGTGCTAAATCACTCATTAAAGTTTTTGCGCCATCTAAACCTAAAGCCAGAACATTCTTAACCAATGCAATAGGATTTATTGCCATTGATTTATTTAAACCGTCAATAATACCTTTTACAGTATCAACACTAATTCTAGATTTAGTGGATGATAATCTATCATAAAACCCTGCAGCTGCAGCATCCCCCACTTTTTTTAATAAATTAGCATCTGGACCCGTAAAACTAGAACTAGAACCAGAACCACTTTTAGCGGCAGCATTTAATCTTTTGTTTAAATAATCATTGATTTCACCAGGTGTATACTTGCCTGATTTTTCAGCTAATTCCCTTACCGCTTGATCTGATAATGTTGACATATTTTATATTAAACTATATAAGAATAAATAGTTTAATCATTCTTTTCCATGAAATAACTAATAATACTATTTCTTTCATGTACAGGAAGGATTAAAACATCATGATATGTAAATCCTTTAGTTAGTAAAAAAAGTATAGATTCAATCTGGTACTTTTTATATGCCATAGAAGGGACGAAAAAATTCCACCCCAAAGTCAACCAAAACAGGGACTTTTTCTCCAGACGGGGCGATTACTTCAACAATTAGGTCAAGACCTGGTTTATTTTCGGATACATATTTTTTGAACTCTTGAGAATCCCTAATTGGTAAGTTTTGTATGAATTGATAAATCGCCATTTGATCTCTTGTACCATCAACAGACTTAATCATCATCTCCAATCTTTTTGTGTTTAATGGTGCAATAGTATCTTTACTTGAATCTTTAATTAGTTTTAATTCATTTTCTTGTAAATTAGTTAAAAACTTGAATGTAACTTTTTTCTTAACCACGTTCAAAAAGAATTCATATTCACCGTTTGAATCTGCAATTAATTTAAAATCTTTAGTTTTTAAAATAGATAAATCTACAACCCCCTCAAACGATTGTTTACTAATTGGGTCAACTAAATCAATCTTATATTCGGTACCAAATGCTGTATTTCTTAAAAATATTAATATTGCCTGTCTATCTTCATCTACCAATTCTTCAATATTCAATTCTTTATCTAAAATCTTTCTTTTTAATAATTCATCAATTACACTATCTGATTGTAGTAAATTTGGTGACATTAATATATTCTCATCTGCAGCAGTTAGGTATGCTACCCTTAACGATTTTTTACCGTTTGCATAGTGTACACCTTGTGAAGGTAGTTGAACTACGTCATAAGCTACCATTGGATTTATATTTTCCATAATAATATTTTTGTTATTTCTTTTAATATAACTATAAAACAAATAAAAATCAATGAAACAACGTTCCATGTGGAACTATTGGTACAAATAATTGATTATCAATTAAATAAAAAATCCCACACTCGTTTTTGACGAATATGGGATTATAAATAAAACTATTTTAATATTAGTATACTTGAATACATCTATCCATTCTTAATTCAGCATCAATTGTTGCTAATGCTTCTTCAGAATAACTTAAATCTCCAAAGTTCAATGATGTTAAGAAACAACCTTCTAAAATCCACTTCTCAACAACAACACCTGTTGGGTCTAACATTTCAAGTTCAACGTTCTTCTTATAACCTGCAGCGTAACCCATTCTACCGGTTACGGATTCAGCATGAAGACGGAACCATTCCATTAATGCTTGGGATGCAGAAGGACCAATAGGATCTTTAAAAGTAACCTTGATTGGGTCCCAGGTAAATCTACCAGCTACATATGTTGAAGTGTTTAAGAACGGAATCTCTGTCGAACCTATTTTAGCACTAGGACGGGATGTAGATGTTACATACCACTCATTAATACCCAAAGAAGAAGGAAATCTAAGGATAAATCTATTTTTACGTTTCGGTTCGTATGGAACCGGCATTTTCATTAATAAATCTGCCATTGTTTTTGTGTTATATTGTTTTGTTTATTCTTTCTAATAAATATATCAATATGTGAAATAAAATTTATTTTCCCAAATACTTGATTTTGTGAAAAAAAATCGTTAGCTTTTTGCTACTACGTTACTAAAATACTAATGTACTAACTATACTAATATTTCAATGTTCTAATATTTCTTACTTCTATATTCTAATATTTCTCATTTCTAATATTACTAATGTACTGATTTTCAATGTACTATAATTCTATTATTACTATATTATACTAATAGAAAGGGGCGGTTATAAACCACCCCTTACTTATTTTATTTAAATTTATTAGATATTCTCAAAAGAAGCTCCTGTTGGTGTAATAATAAACTCAACATCAATGAATTCTAATGCTCTTGTAGGTTTGATGTAAATCTTACCTCTCAATGTGTTAGCATCAATATCTTCTGGATCATTTGATACTGTTACACGGAAATCATATAAACCTCTTTCTTTCTTGATTGATTCAAGGATTGGGTTAACCAATCTTAAGAATTCTTGTCTAACTTGATCATCATTTTGTTCAAACAATAATCTTACAGCTACCGCAGAAATTAACTTTCTAGCTCTTAACAATAATCTTCTTACGTTGATTCTATCAAGTGCTGATTCTCTAACTTGTAACGTTTTGTTACCCCAGATAATTGTACCTGTATCAGAGAATGTTGCGATTGGGTTAATTCTTGCTTTGTAAAGTTCATCTCTTTCATCAAGAGTTAACTTTTTAGTTGCTTTAATTGAGTTTACAAGACCTCTTGAATAACCAGCGACTG